GAAGCTGGGCTTTTCGAGCTGACCATTGCCCGGCTTTACCACCCTTGGTACCAGCTTTAATCTTCTCGAAAAGCCTCTTACGCATAGTCGGCTTCGTATAGTTACCGGCTTTATTTACAGTTGACTTAGTCTTCGTTTTTGTTGGCATTATCGTCTCCTTTCTTCTTACCGAAGATTTTGTCCCAGTTCTCACTAAACTCATCACGAGTAATGTTACCGGGTTTACCTTGATTACGTCTCATAGACAATCTACTGTTTTGTTTGTGTAAGGCTTTGAATTTAAAGTGTCCTGCGTGTGGCATATTATTTTATAATCCTAACCAACCTTTAATTGTTTGAATCCATTCAGGTTTCTTTTTGTTTATAATAACACCTGTTATTATCAAAGCTACTATTATTCCTATTAGTGTATCCATATTTACTCCTCTTTATTGTATGAACGTCTTTACGACTCTTTGTAGTCTTGAACATTTCATAAACTTATGAAACTTTTTAAAGTATTTGACTACCTTAGTCGTTCTGACTACCATTTAACTTTATCAGCCCAATAAGCTGCTGACATTTTTCCTTTTGCTATGTTCTTAGCGTGACGAGCTTTAAAAGAACGTCTCTTTGCTTTCATACGTGCTGATTCACCTGCTTTAGGTTTACCAGCAGTCTTAGCACCTTTCTCACCAAACCTAATAGTCTTTATTTTATCACCTTCTTTGGCAACAACTATGTGTGATTTCTTAGGATGATTAGGAGTTCTTTTAGGTTTGTTATAACCAGATACTCCTGCTCTTGCTAATCTACTATCTTTTTTCTTTGGCATTAGTGTACTGTCCTTAGTCCTAGTGGACTGTTAAGTCCTAGTGGACTACTCTTTTTTTAACGGTTGTATCGTGTTGTAGTTCTTGGATTTCACCCAGTACTAACAATCCATACTGTATTGCTATTCTATTTGCTTCAGCTACTGTTTCAGCTTTGATGTATGGACCAATAGCTGCTCCATTTTCATTAACGTGTTCAGTTATCCAAAGTTTCATAATTACCCTCTTCTACTTCTTCTGCTTTTATGTCTATGGTTTGTTTTTCTGGTAATATAAAGATACCACCACTAACGTTATGATTGACATCTAACTTATCTGTTTTAACAACACCAGCTCTATCTAGTATTGTTTGTGCAGCAGCTAATTTATTGTTAGCTTGGGGTACAGGCTTGTTAGAGTTCATAATCTCTATAAGCTTGAATGCTGCTGTAGGGGCTTCCCTTGCAAGTACGTCACTGGCAATATCTACTACTTCGCTTTTAAGAGATTTTAATATTTGATAGTGATTGCCTGAATACCCTGCAAGTTCGGCTGACTTTTTGAAATCCCCACCTGTTTCAACAAGATTGTTTAGAAATGCTTGTTGTTTCTCTGTGAGGTTTCTTTTCTTTTCCGGTAAATATGACATACCCTATATTATAGACTCACTTTACACATTTGTCAAGTACTTTGAACATTTTTAAAGTTTTTTCAAAAAAGTCTTGACAAATTGAAAAAAGATGTGTATAATAAAGTTGAAAACGTCCCCCGGTTTAAATACCTATATAACCCCACCCAAGTCTAACAAATATTTATCTATATTTATCAATAATTCTTTATTATTTTTATAAGACCCCTACAACTTGTTACAAATTATTTAACAAGAACTAGGGGTTTTTTTATGTATAAAGGTTTATGAAGTTTGTGAAGTTTTAAAGCTTTATAAAGCCCAACTGGTTAATGTCAATATTGGTTAGAAATGTATATGATTTATATATATACAGGGGGTGGTGGGGTGGTCATCCTGCCCTGCCCACTTCACAAGCGTTGTACAAAAATTATACAGTTTATCAAGACTTTAAAAGACTGTACAAAATTTATACAGTTTTAAAAGTTGTACAAAATTTGTACAGTTTCCCCATAAACTTTTAAAGACTTTACAAGTTGTACAAAAATTATACAGTTTTTAAAGTGTCATACTCGCCTTTAAAAGTGTCATACTTTTCTAGTTAATAAAGTTTTAAAAAAGAATGATACTTATAAAGTTTTAAAAGTGTCATACTCTGTCATACTTTTAAAGACTTTTAAAGATTTCTAACACTTCACAAACTGTATAATTTTTATACAGATTTATTGTCTCGTCTTTTATAGCTGTATAAATTTTATACAACACCACCTCTACAAGTCCCATTCTTACAGCATTTAAAAAAGTGTTGCATTTTGTTTTTATTTCATGTTTATAATAGGCAACTTAATTTAAAACGGAGAAATTAAACATGAACACAATTTATAAAATTAAAAAAGTAGATGATACTCAAACAAAAGAATTTGAAATAACTTTTAGTAATACTTTAAATGTTTGGGTATGTTATGAATTAATAACACTTGATAACGGTGAGATTGATTCTAAGATACTTGATAGAGGAGATGATATTATTGCATTATCTCATAATTTGATTTAACCCCTAACCACGTTAAAAAATGCCTCCTTAATTGGGGGCTTTCGTGGTAGAAACTAACGGAGAAATTAATATTATGAAAAAAAATAAATTGAGTAAGAAAAAATATTTGGATTTGTTTCCTAATTCTTTTATTACACAAGCTGAAACATTAAAGCTTCATGAAAAAGATGCCGATTCTTATTATGAGAATCCAATCTGTATGAACTTTAATTGTAGAAGTAAAGACATTGATTATGTTGGAGAAAATCAAACTTATGAGATTGATGTTTATCAATGTAAAGAATGTGATACTATTTCTGTTCAAGGTTATGAGACTATAAGAACAGGCGGAAATGTAGGTTGCGAAATAGATTTAGAAGATATACACTATTAAAATAATTTTCTAACCACGATAACAAGCTCTTTAATTAGGGCTTTTCGTGGTAGAAACATAACGCTTTTTAAAAGCAAGGAGTAAAAAATATTATGAATTATAAAGAAAAACTAAAAAATGATTTTAATGACTTTGATGAGTTATTAAATAATCCTAATCATGTTGTAAGAAGATATTTTACAGCTTTTATAAATGGGGACTATGGGGAAACTATTTATAATAAATGGGAAAAAAGATATAACGAAGCAACAACAGATAAAAAACTAAGGGCTTTAGTTATTCAAGCATTTTTAGAATACAATGCCTTAGATTATGATTGCACATCTCAACAAGTTCAAAGATGGCTAATGCAAAATATAGGTATTGAGAAACTAGAAAAGTTAAATATTGAATTAATAAAAGATATTATAGATTTAAAAGAGGTGGCATAACATGGAATATAAAATAATAGATTGGGCATACAATAGAATGTTCCCTAATAAAACTTTTAAAACTTTTGACCATGCACTAGCTTTTTTAGATAAAAGATTTAGTGAAGATGAAATGCAAGATATATTTATAGTTCCTTGCAATACTAGATGTTATTATCAAGGCTATTGGTCTACTATGAACTAATACTCCGTAAAAACTTCAAAAGTTTTACCCCCTTTATTGGGGGTTTTTTATGACCTAAATAAGTTAGTAAGCACTTACTTTTTACATTATAAACGCCACTTATAATATAACATAACTTAACATTATCGGACTCAATGAGAAGCCCTACATTGAATTATCGATGTAAGCCTAGCCCTAGTATCTCTTTTTAATTTAAACGCTTTCTGTAAATGTCAATACCTAAATGAAAAAAAGTATATATTATTTTCAAAGGTCTTGATTTTTAAATCCTGATATGAGATGTAAAATTTCATTACCATACTTTAAAAGACTTTGCAAGAAATAAAGTATATAAAATTTATATACGATTGGTTGCAATCTGTATTGATTTTATGTAATTATAGATATGTAAATTTAATTAATAGTAGTCAGTAATGACTAATAGCTGGAGGGCTAATATGACAAGAAAACAACAACTTGAAAACAAAATCAAAATCCGTGAGGATATGAATAAAAAGTGGGGAGGAAATGTATATTCCCAACAAGAGATTTTAAATCTAAAACAAGAACTAAAAAAACTACAGGAGGGTAAGTAGATGACAATAAAAAGAGAAGAACAAAATCCATACGCATATCAATTAATGTGCTTCATGGATTTACTAACTTCTATAAATGAAGAACTTTATAAAAGTTGGTTGGATAAAAAAGATATTCAATGTAGCGAAGATTTATTTTGTGAACTTGGAATATTAATAGAGAAATGTAAAAAGTTTGATACGCCTACAATAGATTGTGCAAGGTATGAAGTGTGGGAAGAATTCATAAAATGTGAATTGATGTATGGAAATCAAGATGATAACATTTATAAAAACTACAGGAGGGTAAGTAGATGAAAACAGATAAGACAGAACTAGCAAATGACAATGGTATAACTGTTAGTGGATTGAGAGATACGCCTGAATGGTGGGAGGTAGCAGACAAGAACGCTAATCCTAACGGTAAGGTGCATATAGAGGTAGACATACCTAATACTATTTCTAAATCAGCTACACTTACACAGGCTAACGGTGGTGTAAGGTTTGAGATAGAGCAAGAGAATATAGATATGTTCATTGACCTATTGCAGAAAGCTAAAAGGAAACTCAATCAGATTGATATACCTAATCCAATGATAGATAGATTGGTAGAGATTTATCAAGAGAAGTTAGATAACAAGGAGGTAGGATGACAATTAAAGAACTAATCAAAGAACTAAAAAAGTTTGATGAGAATACAAATATTGCAATTACTGTTCCATATTCTAATGAAGAATACACAGATAAAGATTTTAGCTGTAATGATTTTTGGATTTATGATTGGGGTGGAGATTGGATTGAATTAACTACAACAAAAGAACTATCACAAGGAGGATAGATGAAACTTCACAAGGACTTTTATGAATACAAGACGATACCCTTTACATATTTTGCAAAGATTAAGAACAGGCACGATTTTAAAAGAGAGTGGGTGAGTGTTAGATGTCAAGAAGATATTTTAAAACAACAGCCACAGAACGTAGAGATAAGGAGGTTGAAAAAAAATGTTTGACAACATAACACTTTGGGTATTAGTATATTTATTAACAGGAATTGCTACAGGTTATTACTTACACAGGAGGGATAAATAATGAGCAACATAATAAAAGTAAATTGGTGGAATGAAGAACTAAATATTTATTATCGAAAAATGGGTTATCCTAAATCTGTTTGGAAAGATAATGAGGGTTTACCTTATGGCATTTATCATTATGATAATGACGAGCAAGATTATTGTGAATGTTTTTGGTTTAAGACAGAACAGGAAAGAGATAAAGAGTTTAATAAATTACAAGGGAGGAATTAACATGAGCATGAATACACGACAAGCAATATACATAGAGAACTTATATGAGGGTTTCTATGAGAAACATTATGAGGAGTTAAGTAAAACTTCTGATGATGTTGAATGGATAGAGAACGAAGCTAGTAGATTAGCTGAGATAGATTTAGATAACTTTGAAATGGAGGGATAAGGATGAGTAGAGTATATAATGATTATTACTTTGAAAAGCAGGACATACTTGACACACTTGAAAAACTTGACATGAGTGTAAGGTTTTTAAATGTGTGGGTAAATGAGCCAATGGGTTTTGAGAATGCTAAGTATCTGTTGGAGAAGAATGCTAACCAAGAGTTTAATTGGTTTAGTAGAGACATGGTAAAAGAATTAGTTGAGGAGGAGGAGAGATGAAAACTTGGACTAGCGTAATAACATATTCTGTATTCGATATGGGTAGAGAGTGTGAGACAGAAGAAGAATATAAAGAATGGGTTAAACAATCTTTTAGAGAAGACCATAATATAGAACTAACAGATAATGAGATAACCGAGATAGAATTTGAGGAGGTAGATGATGAATGTTGATAGCGATAAACCAAGATATATAGAGTGTATCTATGAAGCACCTATTACTTTTGACTTAGAAGAACTAGGTATTGATTGGGACAATGTCAAAGACTACTACATAAAGTATGGGACTTTGTATGTTGATTTCAAAGATGGAACTTCAGAGGAGTATCAAGGAGAACAAGGCGAGACTGATTGGAAATGGTCAGCACAAGAAAATATATTAACAGAAGATTGGGATTTAGTGGAGGGATTGAACTAATGTATAAATATATAGATTGGGATAGTAAGCATATAAATAAATTAGAATTAAAGAAAGCTATCAAGAATGATTTAAAAAATATTAAGAAAGATGATTTAACAGACTTGATTGCTTTATTAATTACAGAAGATATATGTGTTGGAGAAAAAGAAAATATGTATAATGGTTATATGAAACAGTATGCTAAGAACAGAGACAAAGTAAGTGATAACATAAAAAAATCACATTATGAAATAAACCCTGTTGATTTCTTAGAAAAAGATAACCTAACAGATTTAGATAATTTTTTACATGAGAATATTTTTTCTCATTATGAAAATGATAAATTTGATGTGCATACTTTTGATTATAAAATAGTATTAGATATGGAGAGAGAATTATTATGAACAGAACATTATACAAAAAACTAGAGGACATATGTGCAAGAGAATATATCCTAAATAAATTATCGGCAACTAAGTTTAGAACATTTGTCGACTTTCTTTATGATGATATAAGAACGTGGGATAAACCAATGGAAGTATCAGAAGTAGATATTATACATAGGATAGAAGAGCATATGAGCTACATGGTGAGCAGTTATCTAACCAAGTCATATGAGGGTATTGGTATGGAACAAGAGGCTCTTAAACAGGCTTAAAATTAATTGATATTTTTTTGATAAAATTACTTGACAATATTTTTAGGAGGTGTAAAATGCTTAACAAGTTAAAAAGAAAAAAAGAAAATAATAATAAAATGATTAATAAAAATATATATAATAATATACCTAAACATTTAAAACATTTATCAGTTGAAAAATTAAAGGCATTGTTATATCTTTTTAGAGGTAATATGTAATGGCAGTTAAATCAAAAGCTTTTAACTCTACTCATGTTAGTGCAACAGGTGTTAGAGGTAAGAAGACAAGTCAAGGTAGAGGTAATGTTGGCTTCTCTACCATGAACAAGAATACAAAAGCTAACCATAAGAAATATAGAGGGCAAGGAAAATGAAAGTAAAACATTTAAAAACTAAAATAGTAATTGAAACAAATAGAGAAGATTATTACGATTTAGTAAAAAGAATTAATGAACTCAATAGAATAATTAACACATTACACGAGATAAATGATTTGTATTTATCAGACATTACAACGCTTGAAAAATTAAGGTATGAAGTTGTAGACTTACTTGACTTAGGTTGGAGTAGTGATAACTATAGATATGTTGTGCAAGAGGAAGACAAATGATAGGTGAAATAATAGGGCTAGGATTTATAATATTATTTATGTTATTCTGTATAGCAGGTGTAGGAATAATACTTATAGATAAAGAGAGGGATGATAAATGACAGCAAAAGAAATGAACGATAATAACTTTATAAACTTTCAAGATGATTTCTATAATCTTTTAGAAAAGTATGGAGTTGGTAAGATTGATATTGAACACCCACAGTTTAATAGTATTTGCAATCTTAGAAATAAGGTAGTAGAATTTATTGAACAAGAAACGTGGAGTAAATGATGAACATATTTTATTTTGATGAGTGTCCGGTAGTTTCAGCAGAAGCACAGCCAGATAAGATGTTAGTAAAGATGCCACTTGAAACAGCTCAAATGTTATGCACAGCTCATAGAGTGTTAGACGGAGATGAGTATGCAGATGCTAATGGACTTTACAAAACTGCATATAAGAATCATCCATGCACAGTATGGGCTAGACAATCAAGAGGTAATTATGAATGGTTATATGTTCACTTCTTAGCTCTTGCAATGGAATATAATTACAGGTACAATAGACAACATGCAAGTTATGTTAAGTTGTTTGAAGCTTTAGAGAAGCACCCAGACAACATACATAAAGGAGACATGACTCCACTTGCACAGGCTATGCCTGATAAATATAAAGATGATAATCCTGTTGTGGCTTATAGGAATTATGTTATACATGAAAAACATTATGCACAATGGAACAAGAACAGGGACAAACCTGAATGGTGGGTAAGATGAAATTAAAACCTGATGAATTAGTACCAATGAGCAAGGAAGAGTTTAGAGTATGGCAGGATTATGTTAGACAATATAATCATGATAACCCTGATATGCAGATAGCTTATGAGGTTAGATGGAAAGATGACAATTATAAAGTTAAATTATTGAATATAGGACTTTACAAAGAGGGACAGGAATAATATAATTACTCCTAACTTAGGTATGTCTTAGGGTGTAGCCCTCAACTAACCTTCCTGAACCTGAAGGCATACGATTTAATCGTGCTAGTTTCTGGTCTAGTGCCACTAAAACCAGACTAAGTTTTAACACGAGGGTTATATGATATTCAAATACACATCACAAACACTTGACCAAACTATTGAATGGTCATGGTCGGATGAATGTCAAGAGAAACAATATTGGCAGACATGGATTCCAAAAAAATCAGATTTAAAAATAAGAACAAAACTAAAAAGAGATGTTAGCCAACAAGTCAAAGATGAATTATGGGAAGACTTACAAGGCGAGATTCAAATGACAAGAGATATTGTTAATGCAAAAAGAAGAAAGAAAAGACTTGCACAAAAATAAAAAGTATGATAGACTCCAAACACTTAATACTAAAACTAAAACCTATAGGAGGAAAATAATATATGTATGAGTATGTAGATGGTAAAGCTATGTGGGCAAATATCAGCACACCAAACACTAAGTTTGAGCCACATAAGTACGGAATAGTTGTGCTGACTGACGAAGATACTGCTACTAGATTAGAAGGTCTTGGTTTATCTAGGGTTAGAACCAGAGATGGAAAGCCTAAGTATGATGAACCTGCTTTCTCATTCAGTAGAAAAGTAGATAGACATGATGGGACAACCAATCCTGCACCTAAATTAGTTGACGAAGATGGCAACGATTTAGATATTAATATTGGTAATGGCTCAGAAGTGACTGTGAAGATTAAACCCTACACAGGAAAGTATGGTACGTTTGCAGAGTTAATAGCTGTAAAGGTTACTAATTTAGTAGAATATACTGAACCTAGTTCAGATAACGAGGAGTTTTAATATGATTATTACTATTAAAAATGATGACGGTGAATCAGTCTATGATGTTTCAAAGATTGAAGATGAGCAAAAGAGAAACGGTGCTAACATAACTATCAGTAAGATAGGTACATTAAATGTGTTAGTAGAAGCTTTGAACTTTGCTTCTCAAGGACATCAGAATAATCTTGAAGCTGTGCTAAAGGATAGTCCTGAAGCTGTAGTTGAACAAGAAGAAACTGAAGCTGAAGAAACTGTAGAAGAATCAGAAGACGAATCTTAAATCATAGTGAGGGCTTACATGGATAAAACTTGGGATAAGTTACATCAACCTTGTCCACTTTGCGATAGCAGTGATGCTGTAGGAATTAATGAAGATGACTCAGCAAAATGCTTTAGCTGTGGAGAGTTTATGCCTAGCTATACTAAAGCATGTGGAGGAAAGGATATGCAAACAGCAACTACAACACCAACTAAAAAACCTGATATGGTAGATGAAGGAAATTTCTCAGCTCTAACTGATAGGAAAATTTCTATGCAGACTGCCCAGAAGTATGGGGTTAAATGTGTACATGACTTACAAGGTAATGTCGTTAAACATTTTTATCCTTATTACAATGGGCATGAGCTATCAGCTACTAAGGTTAGAAACTGTAGAGACAAAGACTTCTATGTTTCTGGAAGCTATAACGATACAGGATTGTTTGGTCAACAACTTTTCAAGGGCGGTAAATATGTTACCGTTACTGAAGGAGAGTGTGATGCTATGGCTACTTATGAACTGCTTGGTTCTAAGTGGGCTGTAGTATCTATCAAACGTGGTGCAAATGGTGCAGTAAGAGACATCAAGGAAAGCTTAGAGTTCTTTGATAACTTTGAAAACGTCATCATTGCTTTTGATAAAGATAAAGCAGGACAAGAAGCTAGTATCAAAGTTGCTAGACTTTTCAAGCCGGGCAAGGCACGTATTGTTACCTTACCTAACGGATGGAAAGACCCTAACGACATGCTTAAAAACAACAGACATAAAGAGTTTGTTGAAGCTTGGTGGTCGGCTAAAGTTTATACACCCTCTGGTGTTATAAATGTTTCTGAACAACGTGAGAAGTTCCACAATCGTGAGAGAAAAGAAAGTGTACCTTACCCTTATGAAGGACTGAACAAGAAGTTGTATGGTCTTAGACAGGGAGAACTTGTAACTCTTACAGGTGGTACAGGGCTTGGAAAGTCTAGTGTCACACGAGAACTTGAACATCATCTTATCAAGAACACTAAAGATAATGTAGGTATCATTGCATTAGAAGAAGATTGGAGAAGAACTATTGACGGTATCTTATCTATCGAAGCTAATGCTAGATTGTACGTTGACCAAATCAGAGATAGATTTAGTAAAGAAGAACTAGATAAATTCTTTGATATACTTTATGACGGTGAGAACAAGAATAGAGTATGGGTGCATTCACACTTTGGTACTAATGACATTGATGATATCTTTACTAAACTTAGATTTATGATAATTGGTTGTGATTGTAAGTGGGTAGTCGTTGACCATCTTCACATGTTAGTTAGTGCTGTACATGAAGGAGATGAGAGACGTGCTATTGATTCTATTATGACTAGACTTAGAAGTTTGGTAGAAGAGACAGGTGCAGGAATCATTTTGGTTTCACACTTGAGACGTGTTGATGGTAACAAAGGACATGAGAACGGTATTGAAGTATCACTATCTCATCTAAGAGGTTCAAATAGTATTGGACAACTTAGTGATTGTGTGATAGCATTAGAACGTAATCAACAATCAGATGACCCTGATGAAGCTAGAACAACAAGAATGCGTATACTTAAATCAAGATACACAGGAGATGTTGGTATGGCTTGTAGAGTTATTTATGATTCAGAAACAGGTAGACTATCTGAACTAACAGATGAAGATATTACTTTTGATGATAGTTTAGACGAGGCATTTTAATGGACTTAGTATTTGACATAGAAACAGATGACCTAAAAGCAACTAAGATATGGTGTTTGGTTGCTCAAGATATGGACTCTGGAAAGATATATAAATTTCCACCAGAAAAATTATCAGAGGGTTATGAACTGTTATCTAATGCAGATACTTTAATAGGACATAACATCATCGGATTTGATATACCAATGGTAGAGAAGTTCGGTGATGTTGACTTGTCAAAGATACCGGTCATTGATACCCTTGTATTATCTAGGTTATTTAATCCTAATAGAGGAGGAGGACATAGCCTTGAGAATTGGGGATACATACTTAATTTTAAAAAGATTGAGTTTGAAGATTATCTTAACTATTCTAAAGAGATGTTGGACTATTGCGTTAGAGATGTTCAAGTAAATACTTTAGTTCTTAAAAAACTTAGAGAAGAAAGTAAAGGATTCTCTAAACAATGTATAGCTTTAGAACAAGACATTGCTAAGATAATGAAACAACAAGAGCTTAACGGATTTAAGTTTGATGAAATGAAAGCTCAACTTTTATTAGCTGAACTTAGAGAAAAGAAACAAGCTATTGAAGATGAAGTTCATAATACATTTAAACCTAAATGGGTAGACGATAAGTTAGTTACACCTTACATTAAAAAAGATGGTAACTTATCTAAGCGTGGGCTTACAGAGGATGAGTATCAAAGATGTTTAGATACAAATAACTTTGAACCTTTTATGAGACAAACGCTACAGGATTTTAATCTTGGTAGTCGTAAACAAATTGGAGAATATCTTATTGACTTTGGTTGGAAGCCAGAAAGGTTTACACCTACAGGTCAACCAATAGTAGATGAGAAAACTCTATCACAAATAACACACATACACGAAGCTAAACTTATAGCAGACTTCTTACTGCTTCAAAAACGTATAGCTCAAGTTGACTCTTGGGTTGAAGCTGTACAAGAAGATGGTAGAGTTCATGGCTTTGTAATACCTAATGGTGCTATCACAGGTAGGATGACACATAGAAATCCTAACATGGCACAAGTACCGGCAGTCTATAGTCCTTATGGTAAAGAATGTAGAGCTTGTTGGACAGTAGAAGAAGGTAATGTTTTACTTGGAGTTGATGCTTCTGGTCTTGAGATTAGAATGTTAGCTCATTATATGAATGACGAGGAGTACACAAATGAAATCATTAACGGAGATATACACACCTCTAATCAAAAACTTGCACAACTTGAATCAAGAGATAAGGCGAAAACATTCATCTATGCCCTCATGTACGGAGCAGGAGATGAAAAGCTTGGCTCTGTGGTTGGAGGAACTACAGCAGATGGTAAAAGAGCTAGACAATATTTCTTTGATAATAAGCCATCATTTAAATCTCTTAGAGATAGAGTACAAAGAGCATCAACAAAAGGTTATCTCAAGGGATTAGACGGTAGGAAATTACACATACGTAATGCTCATTCAGCCTTGAACACTTTACTTCAAGGAGCAGGAGCTATTATAATGAAACAAGGATTGGTTCTATTAGATAACGTATTAAAATTAAATGCAGTAGAATATAAGTTTGTTGCTAACATACATGATGAATGGCAGATAGAAGTACCAGAAGATAAGGCTGATTTTATTGGACAGTTTGCCGTAGAGAGTATTGTAAAAGCAGGAGAACATTTTAAACTTCGTTGTCCGTTGGATGGCGAATACAAAATAGGAGACAATTGGAGTGAAACCCACTAAGAAAGACCAAAAGAAATTTGATTTAGATTTACAGTATGGAGAGATAAGAGAACAAAAGATAGCAGACATGCTAACAGGAAAGAAGATAGAAGTTAAATCAGAAAGAGATACATGGATGAAGACAGGTAATATATGTATTGAATATGAATGTTGGAATAAACCATCTGGTATCAGAGCAACTGAATCAGACTATTGGTTTCATAATTTATGTGTAGGAGACAATGAGTTTTGCACATTGGTATTTAAAACAGATGTATTAAAAACTATTGTTGATAAGCTTGATACTTTTAAAACTGTATCAGGTGGAGACCATAATGCAAGTAGAATGTTCTTGGTTAATCTTCAAAAATTATTTTCATCAGATGTAATTAAAGCTTTCAAGGAGTCAGAAGATGAAAAAAAATAAGAAAACACTTGACACATTAGTAGAAGATATATATAATAAATTGTCGGCTTTAGGAAAAGGCGAACATCTTGACATAGATGAGGAGACTATAGAGCAGTTTGGGGAGTCCATGAAAGAGATTCTCTACACTTGGTCACACCCTAGTCCACGAGGTAAACCTGCCTTACGTATGTCTAACATAGGTAAACAGCCTAGACAATTGTGGTATGAAATGAACTCTGAATCTGATACAACAGAGGTCATATCTCCACCTACATTTATTAAGTTCTTATACGGACACTTGCTTGAAGAGATAGTTTTATTTCTTGTTAGATTATCTGGACACGAAGTAACTAACGAACAAAAAGAAATAACTGTATCTGGAATTAAAGGACACATGGATTGTGTTATTGATGGAGAAGTTGTTGATATTAAAACAGCTTCTGGTTTTGCATTTAAAAAGTTTAAAGATGGAACACTAGCAGAGGATGATGCTTTTGGTTACATGGCTCAACTTGCAGGATACGAACAAGCAGAAGGCACTAAGAACGGTGGCTTCCTTGCTCTTAATAAAGAGTCTGGGGAGTTAGCTATGTTTAAACCTGATAACTTTGATAAGCCTAATATTAAAAAGAAAATAACTGATATTAAAAAAGCTATCAAACTAACTACACCACCTGATAAATGTTATGATGATGAACCAGATGGTAAGTCTGGTAATATGAAACTTGCAAGGGGCTGTGTATATTGCAGACATAAGTTTGAATGTCATGCAGATGCTAACGATGGTAAAGGTTTAAGGGTGTTTAAATATTCAACAGGTTATAGATACTTAACTCAAGTACCTAAACCACCTAATGTTATAGAGGTTACACAAATATGAACGGTAGAAAAGCAAAAGCATTAAGAAGAAAAGCAGAAGACCTTTTGATTAGTTGGATAAGAACTATGGTACCTGAAGGAGAAGATGCTACTAAGATTAATAAGAAAAATTTACATGAGTTTTTACCACAGCAAACACATATCTTTGCTAACAATAGATTTATGTTAAGTGCTTATAGTCTTAGATGGTTTTATAAAAAGGTAAAAAAGAATCCAAACATTACTTTGGAAAACTTGAATGCCTAAAAGAGTACCAAGAAAGCCAAGACCTAAAAAGATTAACGTACCAAAAGGATACGATAGTGCTTGGGAGTTTGACATACATCAAACAATTCTCAAAGATTGGAAACATCATTGGGATACTATAGAGTATGTTGTTAAGCATAAGTATGAAGCAGATTTTGTAAAAGTTATAGATGGTAAAACTATTTTACTAGAAGCTAAAGGTAGGTTCTGGGACTATGCAGAGTATAGTAAGTACTTACATATTAGAAAAGTTTTACCTGATAATTATGAGTTAGTTTTTCTTTTTCAAAAACCTTACTCACCCATGCCGGGTGCAAAGGTAAGAAAAGATAAAACAAAAAGAACTCATGCAGAATGGGCAGAGACAAATAATTTTACATGGTATAGTGAAGAGACATTACCAGAGGAATGGAAAAGTGAATTATAAATTTAATGAAGATAAAATTGTAAATGAAATAAAAGCTTACATTGGTAATACTTATGACCAACATTATGCTAATGGTAAGTACCAAGCAACAGATATGATAATTGATTCAGGGTATGGAGAAGGATTCTGTATTGGAAACATTATGAAGTATGCTATGAGGTTTGGAAAAAAGAATGGAAAGAACAACTTAGACTTATATAAGATAATACACTATGCTATAATAGCAATCTACGTAAACAATAAGGAACAAGATAATGGTTGAAGATAAAATAGGAACTAAGCCTTACTTAGGAATTGAAATAGACTATGACAAAGAAAAAACA